TGATGCCCCTGGCGGTGATATTAGGAATGCTATTATACCTCTCCCATACAAGGAGCCTTCTGGAACGCTGGCTCAGTTACTTGGGGTGGTCGTTGATTCGGGCCGAAGATTTGCACAGGTTACGGACACAAAAGTCGCAGATGTCAACTCCAATGCTCCCGTGGGAACTACAGTGGCTCTCATCGAACAGGGATCAAAAGTAATCTCGAGCATTCACAAGCGTCTGCACTACGCTCAGAAAAACGAGTTCCGTATGCTGGCCGAGATCTTTGCCACCAATCCCATGCCTTACCCATACTCGATTGGTGCAAATATGAATCCTGCAATCATGGCGCAGGATTTTGATGGGCGGGTAGATATCCTCCCAGTGTCTGACCCGTCCATCTTTTCTATGGCCCAGCGTTTGTCACTGGCTCAGACACAGCTTCAACTAGCGCAGGCTGCACCGCAGATGCACAACATGTATGAAGCTTACCGCCGGATGTATGATGCGCTGGATGTGAAGAACATTGACTCGATCCTGCCACCACCGCAGCCACCACAACCAAAAGACCCGGCTACGGAAAACTCGATGGCACTCAAGGGTCAGCAGTTGCAGGCATTCCCGCAGCAAGACAGCATGGCGCATATTCGTGTGCACGTTGCGATGATCCAGTCACCTGCCATACAGGCAAACCCGCAAGCCTTTGGTATTTTACAGGCACACATACAGGATCATCTGGCTATCTTTGCTCGTGATGTCATTCAGGATATGTTCGAGCAGGGTATAATGCAGGCGCAAGCACAGGGCGAAGCTGTGCCTCAAATTGATCCGAACGCTGTTGAAGCGGCGGTGGCACAGCAGATTGCTGATACGATGGAGCAGCTTGCACCGTTACTCAAGCCGCAAACTCCACCTGATCCATTGGTTCAGATACGCCAGCAGGAGTTGCAGAACGATACGGCTGAGATACAACGTAAGATGCAGAACGATGCATTGGACTTCCAGATTGATCAGGCCAAGTTGCAGCAGGCTTATGATACGGCAATGCAGCGTCAGGCTCTGCAAGAGAAGATTGCTGCTGATAGAAACGATGTTAACATCTATCGCATCAATACACAGGCTAACTTAAAACTCGGACAGTAAAATGGAAAACATTATAATAGCAGCCATATTAGCTGGAATGGTGCATTCGTACATCACTACCGATGACAAACAGGAAGCGTTCGTAGATGAGACGAATTGGCAAAGTATAGGTAACTTCTCCGTTAAGAAGGGAGAGGTAGAGTGGGTGATGATCACCGATGACTAAAGAGTTTATTCTGGTAATTTCTATGTGGGGATTTGACGGCTATGAATGGCAGTACATAGGAAACCAGGTTGCTCTTCAACAGCCTTTTACAGAAGCTCAGTGTGTACATTTAATAGATGAGAACATGTGGAAAGCAACGTACCACAATCAGTATTACAAGATGGTGGCACATTGTTTTCCTACAGATTGTGCTGGAAAGACTGCGTGTGACTGATGCCAAAGTTAAGCGAGAACACAGAACTGGCAATGCCCATACGCAATTTGATTGCGTTGCTGATCGCCGCGACTGTTGGAACATGGGCTTATTTTGGTGTTATTGAAAGATTAAACACGATAGAGAATAAACTTATTCTTATGGAAACAGACTTGGGGATGAATACAGAGTTTCGGATTAAGTGGCCGCGTGGTGAAATGGGTAGTTTGCCTGCCGACTCAGAGCAGTTTATGATGATTGAGCATTTGGCTAGTGAGTTAGAAAAATTGGCAGAAAGTATAGAATCAGGTAACGCCCCACATGACCAGCAACAAAAGCTGGTGTTGGAGTTTTACGATAGGCGACTCACAAAAATTGAGGACAATATAGAAAAGCTGACGAACAAATGATTGAGATGACATTTGTTTTACTGTTGATGATCGGTGAAGAGCGTGTTGAATACACGCCCTATAAGAACTTGTCTGAGTGCCTGAACATACGCCGCAAGATCAAACGTAATGTTGGACACACTACGGACTTTGATAAAAAGTGGTCATGCAAACAACTCAAGGTTAGACTCGAAGCTGGCGAGATTATGGAAATCTTGGAGGACGAATGATACAGTTTTTAGGACCGATAGCTAATTTAGCTGGTACATGGCTCGAGGGCAAAGTTGAAGAGAAGAAGGCTGTGACTGGTGCAAAGGTTGCCAAGGCCAAGGCTGAAGCAACGATTATGGAGAAGAAAGCCACCGGAGAGATTGACTGGGATCTCAAAATGGCTGATGCTTCTGCACATAGCTGGAAGGACGAATGGCTTACTATTTTGTTCTCGATCCCGCTTATACTCTCATTCTGTGGTGATTGGGGCAGGGAGATAGTCACGAATGGTTTTGCCGCTCTTGAGTCCATGCCGGATTACTATCAGTATACTTTGGGAACTATTGTGGCAGCTAGTTTTGGAACACGAGCAGCGACTAAGTTTTTTGGGAAGAAGTGATGCAAAAATCCCTAGAGAAAGACAGCGATTACAACCAATACGATATGGATGGCGACGGGGTAGTTACCGACGAGGAGCTTGAACACGCCAAGGATATCAAAAAGACTGAGACTGAGCTTAGAAAAAACGTAGCGCAGTTGCGTATGGCTAGATACACTCTGATATTCATGGGTTGCTATGCGGCTTTCTTGGCATCTCCGTGGTGTTCGGCAGAGAAGCTAGAGGGATTAGGGGCCGTCACAGACCTTATCTTCTTAAGTGGCGCAGGCATTGTCGGCGCGTATATGGGCACAACAGCTTGGATGAGTAAGAAATAATGGCACGACCTAGAGCAGCACAATTTGGAAAAGATATTGGTGTATCGACTAATCAGGCGAAAAAGCTTATAAATGAAGGACGGCGACGCAAAGACGGCGGCTCAAACATACTGGAGGCAACTATGGCTGACGCAAAAACAAAACCAGTGAAAGCAAACAAAGGAAAAGTGCTTGTGCAAGAAAAGGACAATAAGTTTGTCGCTGGCATGGGCAAAGCATACATGGCTGAACCAAGAAAAGTACAAATCCGTTAATGTTTGAAGCCGTTGACAGAGTGATGAAGAACAAGCGGGGCGGAGCCGTTCCGCGTCGCACCCAGATTGCTGGGCAAGATCATATGCTGTCGTACATCACACCAACTGAGGCTGAGATATTGATGCAGCTTGGTGGATCTGGTGAGCCGGGTCCGGCGGGTATACCCGCATTTCCTCCAGATAGTCAAAGTGGAGAAGGTGCTAATGTCGGTCCTGATAACAGCAGCGGAGGCGGAAGAGAAGACAGCATGGATCAACCTGGTGCTGACAACCCTCCGGCACCACCAGCACCTGATGTTGGTGGAGGTTTTGGCTTTGGTTTACACGATGATTCAACAGGTCAGTTTGCGTATGGTGGCCCCTCTAACTTAGGGGACAATGAAGATCACGTTCAAGCTTTGTATAATGCACAAAATTTCATAACCACTAAGAATCCTTATGGTAAGGACGGATTTTGGACCAGAGTTTTTGGAATAGATCCAAGTAAAATTAGTTATGAAAACATTATGGACTTAGAGACTCGTTCAAGTATAGCTAACAATCAGTTCTCAAAGTTTGTAAATCCTACGAACACACCTGGCAAGATTGGGTACAACCCAGCGTTTCCTACAGCAGAGCAGGGATTTTTAAGATCTGGTGTTCAGAAACAAGGATTCAAAACTGTATTCGGACCCGTTCAAGAGTTCGCTGTAAAAAGAAGTCCTATGGATATGGCAGTATTGTCAGGCATTGGAGCGTTGGGTCTGCCGGGTCTAGGGATTAGTTTCCTTGCAAATCAACTTACAAACAAAACTTACGGATTAAAGGGAATGCCACCACCTAATGCGGCACCACCGGGTGAGCCACAGACGTTTGCAGGTCAGGCATTTGCGGCTGGTAAACAAGCAATAGGTGATTTCTATAATGCCGCTAAAGAGGCCATCGGAGATCTTGCAGACTTCTTATCTCCAGAGCAGGCAGAAACTGTTGCAAAAGCTTCAAAGGCAGAACAGGATCGAATAAGAGCAGAGATAGAGCAAGGAATACGGCAAGGAGTTAGCTCTCCTAAAATGGATGCTGAAGAGGCTTTTTCTGGACGCACTGATGTACTCATGGATGTCATTAAGTCAGGGACCACTCCGGCTGAAGCACCAAAATCAGGACTAGCTGATATTCAAAACCAAATGCAACAAACGACAGAACAGCTTGGTTTGGCAAGTCTTGGAACGATGCCGAAGAGTTTATCTGAGTTTCTTGATGATACGCCAGTAAGTCTTGGATCATTACCACAAAGCAAACCAACCTTAGACTCTCTTGTAGACAGTCTTCAAAGTGGTAGAGGTGTTAGCAGTCCAAGTGAGATAGCGGATATGCTAGGAACTGCTGGCACGACCGGAGGCACAGGGACTTTCTCTGGTGGCTTTGGTAGTGGAGAAGGTCCTGATGAAAGAATAGGAGACGGTCCGCCACCAGATACGGACAACCCATATTTGTATGATCCAACAACAACTGGTGGATATTATGATTATGGAACTTTTGGTCCATATGATGACAGAGTTGTTATTCCGACAGAGGAGGTTTTAAAAGAACGATTTAACTTAGTTATATAGCAAGGGGAACAAAATGGATGTGGTATCTTTTATAAAAGACTATCAAAAGATATTGATTAACCGTGTAGATGATATTAGTCTTTCGATCACAAGCGGTGGAGTAACAGACTGGGAAGACTACAAAGCAAGAGTTGGTGAAATACAGGGTGTCACCTATGCTCTTGATGAATTGAAGGCCCTGCTAAAGAAAGTGAAGTATATCGATGACACTGATCGTACCTGAATATGTCCTAGCGCAACGGGCCGCAAAACAAAAAGCCGAAAAAGACGCAAAAGCTAAATCCTTAAAAGATAGAATGCCACAGCCCACAGGGTGGAGGATCCTTGTCATGCCTTATATGGGCAAGGAGAAGACGGACGGTGGTGTCTATGTTCCCGATAAAGTAAGAGAACGAGAGTCACGGGCCACAGTAGTGGCTTATGTGGTCAGGCTCGGCCCTCTTGCTTATCAGGACAGGGATAAGTTTGGCGACAACGACCCCTGGTGCAAGGAGGGAGACTGGGTTTGCATTGGCAGATATGCCGGATCCAGATTCAACATCGAGGGCGGAGAGGTTCGTATTATTAATGATGACGAGGTCATCGCAACCATCGTTGAT